CTTCAGTATAAAGGTAGTTAATACTTTTAGAAATCCCGTGGTGGGGGCAACTCCACCACACTTTTTATAGGAAAATATATGGCAGATTTAGTTACATTACAACAATACAAAGATTTTGCAGGACTAAAAAGTCTAGAGCATGACGCACGTATAAATGTAGTAATCGACAGTGTTTCCCAACTCGTCAAAAGTTATTGCGGTACTAGTCTTATAGACTACGCTAGCACTAACAAAGTAGAGTATAAAACAATAAAAGATTCAATAGTAGAAACTATAATACTAGAAGAATCTCCTTTGATACAAGTAGTATCAGTACAAGAAAGAACAAGTCAAGCAGAAGCATACGTTACACTAATTACAGAAAATTCTGACAGTAGTGGTAAATATGAATATGTTGTTAATGATGAATCAGATAGTATAACAAGAACAAATAGTACAGGTAATAAGTACTGGGCCAAGGGTGTAAAATCAGTAAAGATTACTTATAAAGCAGGCTATACAAGTACTCCTCAAGATTTAAGACTAGCAGTGTATGATTTAATTAAATACTACATGAAAGATGAAAGAAAAGAAAGAATGTCTATATCAGGAGCTACAGTAGAAAATCCACTATCTTCAAGTTTAGCAGGTAATATAGGATTCCCAGACCATATCAAAAGAATATTAGATATGTATAAAATTCATAGCTAGTGTCAACAGCATCACAAAATGCTTATATAAATGACTTATATAAACTACTTAAGGCTGGTAGCAGAACAACACTAGATAAGTATTACAATAGTCAACCTTGTAAATGTACAATAGATAGAGCCGAATTATATAATCAAATATTAGGTCAGTGGAAAAAAACAAATGACAAAGAGCCTAATGAAACAGTTAGGAGTATGTTTAATGATATTACTAATGATGTTATGGACTCTTGGTTTAAAATTGCATCAAAAGGGCAGGGTACTGGTCCAACAATAATAACAGACCCAATAGGTTCAGGAAGAGCTCAACTTACAACAGAAACAAATACAAAAAGTAGAGTAGTATTTAAAATATCTGTAGGTACAGGAGGCTCAAGAAAAGGTAAGAAAGGTGGTGGAAATAAATCTGGAGTATCTGATAACTTTAAAATATTTAAAAGAAATAATGCAAAGATTTGGAAAGAAGTAATAAACAAACCAAAATATGAAAAATTATTTCAAGGATATACAAGAAATATAGGTGAAGGCGAAACTAATAAAACAGAACAAAAAACTGGTGATTTAAGACAGCTAGTAGATATAGGACACGTCGAGGCTATAGGCTCTGTAGGAAAAGCAGAACTTGGAGTTGGTATAATAGATGGTATGTTGGATATGGACAACATAACTGAGACAGAAAAATCAAAACTTAGACAAGTAAGAGATAGAATACTTAGCCTTGAATTTAATATAAATGTAACTTGGAAGATAAATGAAAAATCCGGAATCTTGGAGTTTAAAGAAGAACAATCTTATGTACTAGAATCTGCTGATAAAAACAGAGGAGAAAATAAGAAAACAGAAATCGACGCTCAAAAAGAGGTTGATGAAGTAATGAGAGAGATTTTAGAAATCTTTGCTGACGGACAAGGCGCTAATACTATTGTAAATAGAAAAGGCTCCCCAAGTATGATAGATATGGTAGGAGATATGATTGTGAATACTCCAATTAAAAGAAAAGCATATAAATCAAAAACAGCTGTTAATTTAACAAGATATAAACCAGTAATTAGCAAAGTAAAGAAAAGTCGTAGAACAAGTAAGAAAGAAAAAGTAATAAACTCTATGGGAGGAAGCACTTCTTTTAGTTTAGATAAAGACATGGCTGTGGTTACTCCTAAGCCTAAAAAAGCAGATAAAGAAAAAGGAGATACAGTTAGTCCTGAAGAGTTTGCCACCAGTATGGCAGCAACTGTAAAAATAAAAGCCGCAATTAACAAAAGGTTACCTGCGCAAATAAGAAGAAACATGGGAAGACCTGCGCTGAATAATATAACAGGCAGATTTAGTAATTCGGCTTTAATTGAAAGCATTACTCCCGCAGCAAAAACATTACTAGTTAAATATACATATAGACTAGACCCTTATGAAACTTTTGAAAATACAGGAAAAAGAAAATGGCCTAGTGGCTATAATCCAAAACCTTTAATTTCAAAAAGTATTCGAGGATTAGCACTAGAAATGTTTAAATTAACTAATTTAACTACTAGGAGAGTATAATGACTAATACATATAGAACAGCAAGAAGTAAAGTCGTAGAAGCACTAGTAAAAAAACTACAATTAATTGATGGGAATCACCCCTTCAATTCAAACATTTTTGAAAACTGCCATGGAGGTATGGTCTTTTTAGATGAAATCCAAGAGTTCCCGAAATTATGCGTGGTAGCTGGAGATGAAACTAGACAGTATCAACCAGGAGGTTTCAAATGGAGATTTTTGACTTTAGATATAAGAGTTTATGTCGAAAACCAAGAAGACCCACAGGAAGTCTTGTCTCTTTTAATGGAAGACATTGAAAGAGTAGTAGACGATAATGATATGCTGACTTACGACGATACTGTAAGTCCAGCATTAACAACAACTTCCTTAACGGTAAGTTCAATGTCCACAGATGAAGGTGTTTTAAAACCACTAGGAATCGGAGAAATGACACTATCGTGTAGGTATTAAAACGAAATTACAAGCAGATAAACGTCTAGCTAAGTACTTTCAAAGTAAAATAATAGGAGAAAGCAAATGGCTTTAAATCTATCGAGAAATACCAAAGTATTCGTCAGCTCAGTAAATGGAGTTGGTGCTACTGGTGGAGTGAAAACTGCACACGTAACTACTGCGGGAACAGGATATGCTGTAGGCGATATCGTAACACTAGGAACAACTTCTAGTAGCGGTACTGGCTTTAAGTGTATAGTTCTTAGCATTACAGGTGGCAGTTCAACTGGACCGGTTGCTACTATTGGTATCCCTAATAACTTTAGGGGAGCAGCGTTCGTCGTAGACGAAACTGCAACAGAAACTGCTGTAGAAAACTACGCAGGAACAAATAATTCTGGAGCATCAGGACTAGTAGTAACTGTCGATTCAGTCGCAGGTACAACAACAACAGATGGTACAAGAATAGGAACAGGAAGGTTCAAAGGAAACGAAGCTACTTGTAATACATTTAGAATTGGTGTCTTAGACGGATACAGCTTCTCACAGGGAAGTGATTCTACTGATGTAACAATTAGTGAAGCAGGTTCTACACCAAACAGGGGTTCAAAAAGATTTAATGACTCTTTACCACCAGCAGAATGGTCTTTTGCAACATATGTAAGACCTTTCAAACATGGTGACTTAAGTTGGAGAGCAAACGGAACTTTTGATATGGTAGAAAATATTCTATGGTCAGCTTTAGCTGGTACAGGATTATCAGATGGTTCTGGTTCAGCAGTAGACACAGGAACAGATGCAGCAACAGGTGCATTATGTGACTTTGAAGAATCAAATGTCCATGAACTTATGAAACTAAACTTGTATTTTGCACTAGAAAATACAACTTACAGGTTAAACGAAGCACAAATTAACCAAGCAGAAATCGATTTTTCAATCGATGGTATAGCTCAGATTTCATGGTCTGGTAATGCTACTACTATTGACCAAATCGGAGAAGCTATAGAAGACCCTTCTAAACATATTATTCAGGGTACTTCAGAAGCAACACCAACGAGTTCTAATGTAGATACTCATGCAGAAACATTTAATTATGCTGATGCAACTGGCCCAAGTGACGCAGATTACTTAAGAAATAAACTTTCAAGTTTGTATCTTGATGCCGATGTACAGGGTGGTGGAGCAGCTTCAGGTGGTTTAGACAATAAAACTTATGATATCAACATCACAGGTGGTTCTATAACTATCGCAAACAATGTTACTTATGTAACACCAGAAACTATTGGTGTTGTAGATAAGCCTATTGGCTCATTTACAGGTGCTAGGGTTATTAGTGGTTCTTTAACCATGTACCTTGATACCAAAGCTAATGGTTCTAATACTTTATTAACAGACTTATCAGCAGCTTCTGACTTAGTATCTAACACATTTGACATGAGGTTATTTATGGGTGTATCAGGAGCAGTTGGAGCAGATAATGACGCAATGCAGGCAAATGACTTTACAGCACCAGGTGTTGAATTTAATATGCCAAGATGTCATTTATCCGTACCTACTATTGAAGTAGGAGATTTAATCTCAGCTTCTCTAGAATTTGCAGCTCAAGGAACATCTTTACTTACAAAAGATGAAATAAAAGTAAAATACTTAGGCGCTACTACGCATACTCAGGCAGGGTATAACGAGGCTTCTACAAGAGTAGTTTAAGTATAAATGTCACATAGTTTTCTCAAGGAGAGTAAGCTATTTATAGTTTATGGCGGTAACAAGTATAGAATATATACTAATACCGCCTTGAACTTTTCTCAATCATTTGCGGAAGAGTCGTACCCAGTAAAGACTTTGCACACTCAATCAAAAATGGCAGAAGGAACAATAATTAACAAAGCCAACCCGGCTTCTTTTAATTTCGGAGTACCTCTAACAGCAGAGAAAGACGAGTCTTTGGTCATGGACCTCATAGCAGATTTAGTTGCTACAAGTGATTCTGATATAGAAACACAACAACTAAAAGCATTTGATATGTATGTTCAGACTGGAAGCGCTACCTTTAAAGTAGCAAGCTGCGTTATAACAAATGCCACCTTTTCTCTTAACCCAAGAGAACAGTTTACGGTAGATGTTGAAGGACAAGGAATTAAATTAAGTAGAGTAGGTAATGCAAGTTATACCATACCTGGAAGTCTTCAATCTGAATCTTCCACAAGAACTCCACTACTAGTATATCCAGCAGTATCAATAGATAGCTTAAGTATGAATAGCATACTAAGTGTAGTCGTACAGATACAAAATGATATAGAATGGACACCATTTGAAACCTTACATAGCAGCTTATCAGTTACTAATTCTAGTAATGCTATGTTTCCAAGTGCGTATACGGTAACGAATAGAATGGTCTCGGGGAACATTCAACAATACCAAACTGATAATAATATAACACAATTTGATGATTTTAGTACTAATAGTAATATGATTATAACAGGAAAGAAAGCAAGTAATAATAGTGATTTTTGGAAAATAACTTTAAATCCATGTATGTATACAGCTAGAATGACAGCTGGTAATATATACACTCAAACTTATGACTTCCGTTCTGTAAGCGATACTACTATAGCAACTCAAATATCAACATATTCATAGGAGAATATAAAACATGGAACTTAAAAGCCTATTGGTTGACAGTAAAACAACCTGGGTAGAATTTCCTGGACTCGACGGATTTGAAGTCGAACTAGCAAACCTATCCCGAAAAGAACTCGTAGCATTACGAAAAAAATGCACACAAAATAAATTTAACAGAAAAACCAGAGCTTTTGAAGAAAGCTTAGACGATGAAAAGTTTGTAAAAGAATTTAGTCAACTAACCGTAAAAGGTTGGAAAGGACTTCAGCTTGGTTATTTAGAAGATTTACTACTAGTAGATTTAAAAAATCAAGATGCAACAACTGAATTAGACTTTTCAGAAGACAACGCTCTACAACTAGTAGAAAACTCATCTGAGTTTGATAACTGGCTCAATGAGGTAGTCTTTGACTTAGAAAATTTTCGTACAGGAAGCAAAGGAAAAAATAAAGAAGAAGTTAGCGACGTTTCTTGACCACGAAAGACTAGGTATGAATAAAGACCAGTACTTACGTATGGTCGAGCAAATGAATGAAGAGATAGATTGGGATAAATGCCCTCCAGATTGGGAAGATTTCCCACTATCAGTTCACAACGCTATAAACATATTTCATACCTTAGGTAGTAAAGTAATGCCTGAAATAGGCTATACTGGTAAAGATTATACTTTATTAGAACCACTACTTGAAAGTTATCAAATAAAAGAACAAATAGAAAAAGACTGGATATTCGAATTACTAATACTTCTTGATTCAAGAACATTAGAAGAATCACAAAAAGCAATTAAAGCTGAGTATGATAAAATAAAAAGAAAGTAAAAATATATGGCAAATGATAAAGTAGTATTTGAGATAGTAGCAACCGCAAAGGGTGTAAAAATAACTCAGAAACAAACCGATGATTTAACAAAGTCAACGGATAGGGCTGACAAGTCCACAAAAAAGCTATCAAAAACACGTGATTCCTACAATCGTAGGGAAAAAGGTGCGGCAGGTATATCGTCAAATTCTACTAAAAACTTCTCTAAAATGCAACAAAGCATTGATGGAGGAGGAGGCTCTGGTGGTCTAGTAAGAGCTTATGCATTATTAGCAGCTAACGTTTTTGCACTTAGTGCTGCTTTTGGTATACTATCTCGTTCTGCTCAGATAACCACACTAACAGAGTCAATGACTCAATTAGAAGTAGTTTCTGGACAATCTATACGTAAAGTAGCAAGAGACTTACAAGAAGCTTCAGGTTTCGGTTTAGATTTTGCAGAATCTTTAAGGTCAACTTCATTAGCTATGAGTGCTGGATTTGATACTAGTACAATTTCTGAACTAGGTGAAGTTGCAAGAAATGCAGCGGTATCTTTAGGTAGACCTATGGGAGATGCTTTAGATAGAATCTTTAGAGGTGTTATTAAAGTAGAGCCAGAACTACTAGATGAAATTGGACTATTTGTTCGTGTAAACGAAGCAGCAGCAAAATACGCTTCTGGGTTAGGATTAGCTGCAGCCGACCTAACAGAATTCCAAAAAAGACAAGCTTTTGCAACTGAAGCCTTAGCTCAAGGTACTGAAAAATTCGGAGATTTTGCAGATATTGAAACAGACCCTTATTCTAAGCTAGCAGCTTCTTTTGCTGACATGGCTCAAAGCATACTACAAACAGTCGGACCTGCAATTAGTTTTGTAGTAAATCTATTGGCTGAAAATAAAGTATTACTAGGAACTGTATTTGCTGGAATAGCCTTTGCTCTAATGAGATTAGTTGTTCCTGCAATGAGTTCTTTCACTGTAAGTTTAGAAGCTAATGCAATGGCTGCTAAAAGTGCTGCAGCTGCACACACTAAAGCAATGGACGAAAGAATAGGACAAGTCAAACACGTAAATCTAATGGAGCAAGAAGCTGCTTTACTAAACGCTAAAAATGCAATGGCTGCTAAAACTAATACAGAAGGTTATAAAGGTAGAGGGAAAGCTCTTGCTGATGCAAACAGTCAATTAGCAAACGCTGGTACAAGTGAAGAAAAAATAACAGCTTTAATAAACAAAAGAGAAGTATTAAATAAATCAATAAGAAAAAATACTAAAGCTCAAATTACCGCAGAGCAAGCAGCAATAGATGAGGAAATTAAAGATTTAAAAAAGATTAAAAAAATAGAAGGTGAAATAAAAGATATAAAAAATCAACCTGCGTTAAAAGTAAAAACAGGTCAAAAAGCAGACTTAATTAATACAAGATTAATACAAAAAGAAATAAGGGCTACAGGTTTAGCAGCTGTTGCTGCTTCAGCAGAAACTCAAGGGTTTACTTTTGCTATGAGAAACTTAGGTGCAACTGTAACTGCTGCAAGTGTATCGGCAAAAGCAGCAGGTGTTAGTTTTGGTTTCATGCAAAAATCAATGTTATTCGCAGCAGGTGCAGCTGTAGCATTACAAACAGCAATGTCAAGATTAATGATGGTAATTGCTCCTTATTTAGCAGCCTTTGCATTTTTAGCTCCTTTAGTAGTTGGTCTTGCTAAAAAGTTTGGTTTCTTTAGTGAAGAATCAAAAAAAGTAAAAGAGACTACTAAAGCCGCTAACGAAGCTATGAGTGTATTTGGCGATACAATGAAAAAAGCTAGAGAAAGAATGGAAGGCTTAAACTTTACACTAGCTAGAGAAGGTGCTTTAGCTATGTCTAATGAAATAGCTGCTACATCATCAGCTTTAGTAGAAATGGCAGACGCAGCACTAGCTTTAGCCAATCATTGGGACGATGGAGCAGTATTTGAAAATGTTGATGGAGTTATGAGAAACTCAATAACTGGAGCCAAAGCGTATACAGAAGAACAAATGAATACAATGGAAGCTTTTGTAGAAGGCCTAACTAGTGAAGCTAATAAAGGCCTTGTATCTATGGAAATAGGTGGTATAATAGAAGAAGGTAGAAAGAGTGGAAAAGCTGTTTCAGAAATAGTAAGAGAAATAAATGAGGTAGCTCCTGTGCTTTTAGACGCTCAAAATACTTTAAATAGTGCAGTAAAAGGAGCTAAAGACTCAATGGCAACTTTTAGAGACCAATTTATTATAAAAACTGATGTAGACCCAGTAGTTGCTAGTTTTAGACAAATGGATGCAGCTTTAAGCAGTGCTTATTTATCAGCCTTTGATATAAATAATACTTTTGAAGAGCTTCTAAATAAAGATGATAAGACAGGATTATATACTAGTCCTATAGCTGCTATGATGTCTAAAGAACACTTAATAATGCTTGAAAAAATAGAGAAACAAACAGACAGAGATGGTAAAAAAAGAAGAGCAGTATTAAAGTTAACCAAAGAACAGTTCATGGAACAACAAAAAGCATTAGTAATGAATAAAATAGAAATGGGTTTACTTGCTAAAGAAGAAAAAATATTTGCAAATAGTATAAAAAATTCAAACTTTATGTTTCAAGAAGGACTTGACATAAGGAGCAAACAAAGAAACTTAGCACTAGAATTACAAAAGATTGCTAGTGATAATGGAGCAAATAACTTAAAACTAACTAACCAAAGAGTAGCTGAATTAGCTACAATGAAAAGTATTGATGAAATTATGGGTCAGCATGATACTAAATTTTTAAACCAATCACAAGTGCTGGGAGCAATTAATGAACATCTAAAAACTCAACAACTAATAGTAGAGAATACTTTGCAGGGTAATTTAGATAGTTTAAAAATAGAACAACAACGAGCAACGTTAGCTTTAAAAAGTTTGGAAATACAAGACAAATTAAATAAAGCAAAAGCAGTAGAAGCTAATAATACGTTAAAATTAGAATCTTTTGGCCAAACAGGAAGAACAGCTTTAAGTGGCAGTGATGTAATAACAGCTCTACAAAACGAAGAAACTGCAAGAAAGAAAACAGCAAAAAATAGAGAAAGCGAAGAAAAAATAATAGCTGGGATAAAATTCCAAATACTAGACGAAGAATATAAACTTTTAGATGCTCAAAAAGCAGCAGAAATGGCTGCTCTTTCCAGAAAGCTAATGTTACCTGGAGACCCTGCTGAACAAATATTACGTATGAAGCAGTTCGAAGAATTAAAGGAAGAAAGAAAATTATTAAAAAAAGATAGAGAAGATACTTCTACTAATGCTGTAAATACAGCAAAACTTATAACACAAACCTTTACTAATGAGGGAGGAGCTTATGTAAATAAAATATTAGGAGCTCTAGGAAAAATTAAAGGTGCTTCTGTGGGTGAAAGTTCTCAGACCTTAAACAATAGTAGAGACCTTATATCGGCAGCTGCAGATGACCCCGCTATGGATAATGCAAAAGGTAAAGCTGCTATTGCAGCTGCAGAAATAAATCTTGTAGAAGAATCAATGTTACAAATGGCATCAAACATTCAAAATACTTTAGGAGACGATGGAATACTACTAAGTGCTTTAGCTACAGCAGGAGCAGGCTTTGTAGATATAGGACAAAATGCAGCAGCAGCTTTTGGTAAAGCAGAAGGAGGTATGGGTAAAATAGCAGCAGTATCAGCAGGAGCAGCAGCAGCTATAGGACAAGTAATGGCAGTACAGGCAGCAGCAGCAAAACAAGCAACTGGCGAAATAGATAAAATGATAGAAGCCGAAAAGAAAAGAGACGGCAAGTCAAAAGGCTCTTTAGCAAAAATAGCAGCTATGGAAAAAAGAAAAGACGATATCAAAAGAAAATCTTTCAATCAAAACAAAAAATTAATGTTAGCACAAGCTATCATGTCAACAGCAGCTTCAGTATCTTCAGCACTTGTAGGACCTCCAGGATTACCATGGAGTGCTATAATGGCTACTATGGCAGCTGGACTAGGTATGGCACAAGTTAAAATAATTAAAGGAATGACTTATCAAGGAGGAGGCTCTTCAGGAGCTTCAGTACCTTCAACTATAGCTGTTGGAAAAAGAAACAATAAAGTAGATGTTGCTAAGTCAGCAACAGCAGGAGAGACTAGTTATTTAAGAGGTGAACAAGGCATTGGGTCAAATGCAAATAACTTTAGACCTGCAGCTTCAGGATTAAAATCCTATGCTTCGGGTGGAGAAATATTAGTAGGAGAAAGAGGGCCTGAAGTAATAGCTCCTTTAGGACCTATGTCAGTAACACCAAACAGTAAAATAGGTGGTGGAACATCAAATGTAAACTTTACAATTAACGCAGTAGATGCAGCAGGAGTAGAACAACTACTATCAACACAAAGAGGAAATATAATTGGAATGATTAGACAAGCAGCAAATGAACATGGAGAAGAATTCATGGAAACCGTTGACACAGGAGCTTATTCATAATGGGAGCCTATACAAGTTTTCAAAATATTTTACCCGACCCTAATAATGCAATAGGAATTGGAGGACAATCATCTGGTACTAATGGAGTAGGCTTTTCCTCTTTAAGCTTTAGTTCAGAGTCTCCTATACAAGTATCAAGAACAAATAGTGGACGTGTAATAACAAGGTCTGCGGCAGGACATAAATGGAATATAAACATAAGTTATAATCCAATGACTAGAGACCAGTTTGAACCAATATACAACTTCTTACTAGCACAAAGAGGTAGACTAAAACCTTTCTTTGTACAACTACCTAATCAATATACTTCTAGAAATGCAGCTTTTGCTTCACATACGCAGAGTAATACCCCTACAGCAGGAACAGCAATAAATCAAGGTGGTGAATTTATGTTACAAGCAGGACATAGCACTACTCAAACAACAACCCCTCAACCAGGAGATATGTTTACTATAACAGATACAAATGATAGTTTACATACTAAAGCATACAGAGTTACACGTGTGATGACTAATGCTGATTATCATTCAGGGCTACACTCTCAACCTACTACTGCTCAAAGAATTATATATTTTACTCCTAGTCTACAACGCTCAGTTTCTTCAGGAGCTGGCATAGATTACTATCAACCCTTAATAAGAGTTATATTAAAAAATGATGTTCAATCATACGAACTTGGTACTAATAACTTATACCAATTTTCACTCAATTTAGAAGAAGCACAGGCATAACATGGCAGAAAGACTACTATCCACTAATTTAAAAAAATTACTTATAAATAATGAGCCGTTTCAGTATTGTCATTTAATTAAGTTTGAAAGACCAAGCCAAGCTTTAATAAATGGAAAGTTTAGTACTGATGCAATTAGATATGCATACTATACTGACTGCACTCATAATATATCATTTGATGACCAAAGTAAAAATATAGATGGTAATTCAAATGGAAGCCAAATTTATATAGCTGACAAGATATTAGAAGTAGGAACTTATTCAGAAACAGTAGAAGCTAGGGCTTCAGGGTTAAACTTAACATTTTCAGCAGAAGCTCTTAATAGTAAAGTAGTTAGTAATCAGATAACTGCAAGTGCAAGTGCAAGTACTATTACAGTTCCTTCTCATATAGATATGGTACAAGAGGGTTTCAGAGAAGGAGACAAAATACTAGTTACTGGTGGAACAATGAATGGTAGACTGTATAGAATATCTGGAATGAAAACTAATAATACTGTTCTTGTTATTACAGATTTAGACCAAATTATGGTAAACCAAAGCGCGGGTACTGAAATAACAATAACACTAGCCTCTGATGAACTAAAAGGTCCACTAGGTGAAATTAATGATGGTTCTTTAAAATCTTATCATAATAGAGAAGTCTTTGTATATAAAGCTTTCTTAGATGTAGATTCAGGAGAAGTCGTAGGAAGTCCTGTAATGATATTTAAAGGAATAATCAATGCAACTTCTATAAGTGATAGCCCTGGAGCAGACTTAAAAGTTAATTGGTCTTTAACAAGTCATTGGGGAGACTTTGCTGCTGTACAAGGCAGAATGTCTAATGATAAAATTCATAGAGCTGCAGATGCAAATAATAGAGGACAACCTCTTGCAGCAATAAGACCTGAGTATGCAAATGATTTAGGCTTTATGCACGCGGAACAAACAACTAATATTTTAGCTACTTATACTTCTATAGAACAAGAACAAAGATATAAGATGAAGAAGAAGTGGTATGGTAAAGTAAAAATGACTTCTTATATGGAAGACGTTCAAGTAGAAAATGATGTAAACCTCAACTTCTCTTTACAATCTGCTTTCTTACCTGTAGTATATGGTGTAGACAGAGTAGCGGGTAAACCTATATTTGTAGATACAAAATCAAATGACCCTAATAATATATACATAGCCTACGCAATATCAGAAGGAGAAATTGCTGGGTTATTTGATATATATGTAGATGGTAGTCCTTTAGTGTGTATTAATAAAGAAGATTCAGATGATAGAAACGACAGTAGTGGAGCAGCAAAAGAAAATGTTTCAGTATTCTGTAGAGGTAGACAAGACTTAGGAACTACACTTGGTGGTATAAAAAAATCAGGTACTGGAGTCAGTGGCTCAACAGCTACTAATTATAATTATGCTAATGGCTTTATGGGGTATGGTAAAGCAGGTTGGCAAGCAGAAGATGAATACATAGAAGAATTTTTAGGTGGATACTATACTCCTAATTCTGAGGTATCTGGTCTATCTGTAACAGCAACAGATGCTAATGGTTCTGGAGTTATTCATGAAGAAACAATAACTTTAAGTAATCCAAATAGTATGCAACTAACATTACATACAGGTAAACCAGACCAAAGAGCAAATGACACTTTAGTATCTATAGCTCAAAGCCCTAAATTTAAAAGACAACAAGACTACTTTACAGGAGACTTCGAATACTGGAGTCCAAATCATAGATTATTAGATACAGCATATGTAGTATTAGATTGCGAAATTTCAGAAGATGCAACAACAGTACCTGAAATAGAATATGTTGTGAGAGGTAAAGAAATACAATCATACAACTATGATTATAGTTATGACCATTCAGGTGCAGGAAGTCAAGCAGCTACTAACTTTAAAGTTGGAGATGTAGTAACATTAAAAAGAACAGATACAAATGCTACTATAAATGCAAATGTTTTTATAATAGATAAGTGGACTTTTGTAGACTCCAATAAAAATGTAAGAACTAGATTTAGATATAGCGATGCTCCAGACTTAGGGTATATTAATGGCATTCCAGCTATTACTGCTTTTTACATGACAGATGGAACAAATAGATGGGACATGGTAACATATAATAATGTAGAACACTCAGGAACAGTACCTGCTACTTTAAGCATAGATGTTACAGTAAGTGCCCCTTCAGGAAATCCTATGACCGTTGCCACGGGCACTAATCCAGACTGGCTATCAGGGGGCTTTTTAGATTTTTCAAACTTCTTTAATTTCTTCTTTGTAGATGACAATGAATCTTATTTTGAAAAAACTTTCGGACTAGATTTTAGTGGAACTACAGGTACGCATACAGGTGGAAATTCAGATGGAGTTGCAGCAGGAACAAAGACAATAGTATCTACGGATAGAATAAAACTAGCTTCAAATGCTAGTAGTGCAGATGACTACTATAATGGTCAAAAAATACAAATAACTAAAACAACAACAAATACTACTACAGGAGTAAAAGAAGCTTCAGTATATACTAGAAGTATTACTGATTACTTAGGCTCTGAAAGAGTTGCTACTATATCCCAACCTTGGAACGCAGGAGAAGCTCCTGACCCAGATGATGTAGTTATATCGGATGGAGCAGTATTTACATATATAATATTGCCTGGTATATCACAAGATGATAAAAGAGTAAGTATAAATCCAGCAATACAACTACTGGATTATATGACTGCAAAAACATATGGTAAAGGTCTTAGTATAGAAACTGATATATCAATGACTGACTTTTTAGCAGCAGCAAGAACTTGTGATGTTAGAGGAACTCAAACATTAGTTGGTAGTAAAACAGCAACAGTAGGAGATAGATACGCATTAACTTCAGATGGAACAACTTCTGGAACAGTACTTTCTATGGGGCTAGTAAAGTCTAAAGGAGATTTTACAGATTCAGCAGGAACAGACTATACAGAATTCCAAGAAGTATTTGGAAAGTTTACTAAAAGTTTTATGAAGAATTCTCACTCTTATGAAGTGGGAGATATTATATATACAGGAGATGCTACAGGGTACTACAGAGTAACAGGAGCAGGAACTAAAAGTACAAAACCAACGCATACATCGGGTACTCAAAATGGCATGGCTCATATTACTAGCATACCTTTATATAAATTAAATACTAATGGTTCTATATCAAGTACTACTGCTACTTTTTCAAGAGTAACTGATGGAAGATATTTAAACCCTTGTTGTGAATATAGTGCTTCAAATAAAAGTTTTGATACTGGATATAGTTTATTTGACGCAGACTTTGTTAAGTATTGGAGGTATTTAGGGTGGAACTCTCCTCATCAAAGAAACGTAACAAGGCACCAGCTAGCAGGTACAGTAGACACTTCTAAATCTGTATTTGAAAATATAAATGGATTTTTAAAACAATTTAATGGGTTACTATCTTATGAAACAGGTAAGTATGCATTAAGAATAGAAGTAACCTCAGATGCTATCGTGTCAGACATAGCTACCGCTAGTGATACAGGGTACACTAAAGGTGCAGAAATTAACCCAAGAGTTATAAAAGAAGAAGATATAATAGGAAACATAAAAGTAGATGATAAAGGGCCTGCCAAATCATATAATACAGTAAGCTCTTCTATACTAGACCCTGGAAACCAATTTAAAGGAACATCAGTTTCTTTCTATGACTCAAATTACTTAAGGGCAGATAAAAATATTGTAAAGAGTGGAACAGTTAATGTAGCGTCAGTATCTAGTTATTATAATGCCAGAATAAATGTAGAAAACTTCTTGCGTAAATCACGATACGGAATGACAGTAAGTTTCAAAGTAGGGCCAAAAGCATTATTATTACTTCCTGGTGATACAATAAGTCTTACCCACGACCGTTTTGGTTTTTCTGAAAAGAAATTTAGGATTAGTACTATATCCTTTCAAAAAGATTGTAGTGCTACTATTCAAGCGTCAGAATACGATGATAGTTTTTATACTATATCAAAACCAGCACTTCCTAGCATATCAGGAAATGACCAAAGGCAGGGTCTTCAAGCTTCCCCAGGAGCACCTAATAGCTTATCCGCAACCGCAAAAGCAATTGGTACTATAGATTTAGCTTGGAGTAATAACACTACATTTACAGACAACATGTTCACAGAAATATGGGTAAGTCTAAATAGTAATTCTGCTAATAGAACTCTACTACACAAAACAGCAGGAGCTACAAAAGTATTTCAACATGCTGTAGGAGAAGATAATGCGCAAAGATACTACTGGATAAGACATGGAAAAAGTGTAGTATTAACATCAGGTGGTAGTAATCAAGTTAAAGTTTTATACTCTGCATTTCATGGTTCAGCAAATGCAACAACAGTTATACCTAGTAGTCTATATGACGTAATACTAGAGTCTAACGCTGCTGTCTTTCAAGGTAATACAGCAGGAACTATACAAAGCCCTGCTACTATATCAATGACAGCAACTAGACACAACTTATCAGCTGCACCACAATTTACAACAGACCCTTCAGTTACACTAACAGGCAGTGGGGATACTAGAGTACTTACAAAAGCTAATATGGGCAGTAACGCTGCAGTAGTTATTACAGCAACTGTTACATCAACAACAGCAGAACGAAACGCAGGAGCAGAAAATACTTATACTAGTTTCGTTACTATAGCAAGAGTTGACCAAGGAGCTACAGGTTCTACAGGTAATACAGGTCCCACAGGTAATGTAGGTCCTCCAGGCCCAGACGGTTCACCAGGACCGGGCGGTCCAACAGGTCCACCAGGTGCTACAGGTCCTACAGGCCCAGATGGTTCACCAGGACCAGGCGGCCCAACAGGTCCTGCAGGTAGTACAGGTCCCGCAGGTCCAACAGGTAGTGCAGGACCCGGAGGTCCAACAGGTAGCACAGGCCCAGACGGTCCAGATGGAGATGCAGGCCCAGCAGGCCCACCAGGTCCATCAGGCGGAGCAGGTCCAGCAGGACCGACAGGTCCATCCGGTAGTGCAGGTCCTACAGGCCCATCAGGTAGTGCAGGTCCAAGTGGTAGTACAGGTCCAGCAGGTAGTCCTGGAGTAACAGGTTCAAGTATATTCTTATACTACTCAAGTGCGGCTTCAACAACTTTAAATGCTAGTCCAAGTATTAGTGCATGGTCAAGTGGTAGTAATTATGCTTTCAATGCTGTAGTAAGCTTTAATAGTAAAGTATGGGCAATGAAAAATGCTTCAGGAATAAGTAATTCTACTACTAACCCTGAATCAGATACAGGTAACTTTACACAAGTATTCTCTAATGGAGCAACAACTGTATCTAGTATGACTAAATTAACTCCTACATTCTTCGTAAATGGAGAAAGTAGATTCCGTTGTGTAGACAATAGTTTCTTTTGGTATGCAAATGCTACTCAGGTAACAGGTGGTGTAACAGGAGTCAAATGGGTAATAGAAGCATCAGAAGTAAATTCAGCTAATATTGATTCTTCAGATTTTGGAAACCCAATTCTTACTTTAGGTCAAACAGGTCCTACAGGACAGACAGGTTCTCAAGGTTCTACAGGTGCTCCAGGCCCAACAGGCCCAGGAGGCCCAACAGGTAATACAGGTCCTACAGGCCCAGATGGTCCAGACGGTCCAGCAGGCCCAAATGGTCCTACAGGTCCAGGCGGTCCAGCGGGTCCCACAGGTCCAGCAGGTAGTACAGGTCCTACAGGTCCAGCAGGAGCAGCAGGTCCTACAGGTCAGACAGGTGCTGCAGGCCCAGACGGGCCAGATGGACCTACAGGTAGTGCAGGTCCTACAGGACAGACAGGCCCAGCAGGTGGTACAGGTCCAGCAGGTCCACAAGGTAGTGCAGGTCCTACAGG